ACGGCAGCGAAGCAATCCGCTGGGACAACGGCTCGATCTGGTCACTGCTGGCCACCACCGAAAGCGCCGGCCACGGCGCACAGGCTGACCTCGGCGTACTCGACGAAGCGTTCAGCTACGTCGACGACCGCCTTGAGCAAGCAATGAAACCGGCAATGGTCACGCGCCCGCAGCCTCAACTGTGGATCGTGTCCACCGCCGGCACCGAAGACTCGCTGTACCTGAACGAGAAGATCGACGACGGTCGCATTCGTGCTTCGTCCGGGCAGACCTCATCGGTCGCATTCTTTGAATGGTCAGCACCAGACGACGCTGAGATCAGCGACCCCGACACCTGGCGTGCGTGCATGCCGGCGCTTGGGATCACCGTGCCGATCGAAGCGATCCGCTCTGACTTTGAATCGATGCGCGAACCTGAGTTCCGGCGCGCGTATCTGAACCAACGCCAAGATCGAGCAGCTGCTGCACCGTGGCAGATCATCAGCGAAGAAGATTGGAAAGCCTGCGCCGACACCTCAAGCGCAATCGCTGACCAGCCGACCATCGCTCTCGATGTCACACCTTCACGCTCGATGGCGTCACTGTGCGCCGCTGGCACTCGCTCAGATGGCGCAGCGCATGTCGAAGTAATCGGCAACCGACCAGGCACCTCATGGGTGCTGGATTGGTTCGCCGCCGAAGATCGTGTGCGCACCTATCGAACCATCGTGATCGACCCGGTATCCGGTGCGAACTCCCTGGTCTCTGATCTTCGCAACCTTGGCTTGCAGATCGTCGAAGTTGGCACACGGCAGATGGTTGCTGGCTGTGGCAAGTTCTACGACCTCGCAACTCAAGGGCGCTTGCGCCACATTGACCAGGTGCCGCTGAACGCTGCGGTCGCTGGATCAAAGAAACGAAATCTCGGCGATGCGTGGGCATGGCATCGACGCGATAACAGCGTCGACGTGTCACCACTTGTCGCCGCAACTCTTGCACTGCAGGCGCACGTTGCGCCCGAGCTGCGTCCGCAGGGAACCCCGCAGATCGTCGACCCTTGGAGCCTGACTGATGAGTGACCTACTCACCACCATCGTCGAGCTCATCGGCGCTGCACTCATCGTGGCTGGTGTCTCGATGTTTTCAATCCCTGCCGCATTGATCGCCGCCGGCGTGCTGGCGATCTGCGCTTCATTCTTGGTGGCTAACCGATGAGTCTCTTTGCAAAACGCGCGCTGACACCTGACCCCGTGCGCACCTCTGTCTGGCTGCCGACGACCAACTGGTCCGGCGAATCAATCACCGAATCCACCGCCCTCGAGGTCACAGCCCTCATGGCGTGTGTGTCGCTCATCGCCGACTCTGTCGCATCGCTGCCTATGCGTGGCATCCGCCACGTTGGCGATCGCACCGAGCCAGTGCAGATCCCTAAGTGGATCGACAGCTCGACCGAGCACACGCAGTACGAACTCATCCACATGATCGTGACCTCGCTTGCCTTGCACGGCAACGCGTACATCTACGTCGACCGAGACGTAAACACAAACGCCCCGATCATGCTGACACCGCTGCACCCCACAAACGTGCAGGTGACTATCGTCAACCGCCAGCGGTACTACACGACCAACGGCATCGTCATCGATCTCAACAACATGCTGCACTTGCGCTGGTGGACACCGCCGCAATCTGCAGTCGGTCTGTCACCGATCGAGATGCAGCGCAACACCATCGGCCTCGCACTCGCTCAGGCACGCTTCGTGAATCAGTGGTACTCCGAAGGCGCAACGCCTTCGTCAGTGCTCGAGGTCGACGGCGACATGACCACCGACCAAGCGAAAGTTCTGCAGGCAACGTGGGAAACCTCACACCGCCGCAAGCGTCGCCCAGCCGTTCTCACAAACGGCATGAAGTGGAAGCCCATCACTGCCTCGGCCCAGGACATGGAACTTGCCGAGTCTCGTGAGCAGACGATCAATGACATCGCGCGCATCTTCCGAGTGCCGAACTACATGATCGGCGCGCGCGGCGACTCACAGACCTACCAAAACAACGAATCCGCCGGCATGCACTTCGTCACCTACACGTTGCTGCCGTGGCTTGTGCGCATCGAGAAAGCGCTGAGCGGTCTGATGGTTGCACCTCGCGAGATCAAGTTCGACACCTCAGCGTTCCTGCGTGCGAACACGACCGAACGCATCCGTGCCTATCAGAGCGCAATCATGTCGGGCATCTTGACGCCGAACGAAGCGCGTGAGCGTGAAGGCCAGGAGCCCTACCCAGGCGGCGACGAGTTCGTCATGGTCCTGCCAGGCGCGATCGTCGCAGGCACAAGCGAAGCGCAACCGCCAGTCGGCACCGACGCTGAGCCACCGATTCGCTAATGGCTGAGGATTCTTATCAGCCGACCGAAGGCATGGTCGACGAAGCGCAACGTGGTCTGGACTGGCGCAGCGAATACGGGCGAGGCGGCACTGCCATCGGCATCGCTCGTGCTCGTGACATCGTCAACCGTAAAGACCTACCGATCGACACATGGCGACGCATCAAGGCTTACTTCGATCGCCACGAAATCGACAAGCAAGGCGCAGGCTGGTCGCCCGACCAGGACGGCTATCCCAGCAACGGTCGAATCGCCTGGGCCCTATGGGGCGGCGACGCCGGCTGGAGTCGAGCAACAGAGATCATGCGCCTAGTCGCTGACTCTGCCGATCGAACCATGGAGATCGCAATGACCGAAAAGCGCGACTACCAAAGCATCTATTCGTTAGCGCCGAGACAGATGGCGCAGTACGACTACGACGAAGCCATCGTTGAGATGTTCGGCAAGTACGACCAGAGCATCGGAGCGAACGGCGCACACTACGTCGAAGCCTCACCATTCGCCGAAGAAGGTCTGGTCTGTTCCTCTTGTGTTCATTACGAAGGCGGCAGAGCATGCCACATTGTCGCCGGCGATATTGATCCTCTCGGGATCTGCAAGCGCTGGATCATTGCCGAAGAACTACTCGATTACCAACAGGTAGAGCAGGAACCTGTTGCTGAACCAATGGATGAAACCATGACCGATGCAACTGCCCCTGTTCGCTACACCGCTGTAGAGGTCGAGCACCGTCGCATCGGCGGTCGCGATGTCGAGTTCCGCACCGTTGAGGTCGACGGCCTGCAGCTGCGTGCTGTTGAAGCCGACACCGAGATGCCGATGCGGTTCGCTGGTTACGCCGCAGTGTTCAACTCCCCATCGGAGCCGCTGCCCTTCATCGAGACCATCGCCCCTGGTGCGTTTCGTCGCTCGCTGAAATCAGACAGCGAGAAGCGCATGTTCTTGAATCACAACACCGACCAGGTGCTGGCAAGCACACGCTCAGCGACCCTGTCGCTCAGCGAAGATGAGCGTGGTCTGTACGTCGAAGCCGATCTGCCAGACACCACCTACGGCCGCGACCTCTCAATCCTCATGCAGCGCGGCGACGTGCACTCGATGAGCTTCGGCTTCTCGGTGCCGCGTGGTGGCGACTCATGGTCAGAAGATGGCAGCTCGCGTGAACTGCGCGAGATCATCCTGCACGAAGTCTCAGTGGTCACTGGCTTCCCCGCCTATCCCGCCACAGAAGGTGCGCAAGTTCGCAGCACCGAAGAAATCGCCGAGCCAGTCGACGCAGCCGAAGACGGTCTGCCAGTCGATCTTGCTCGTCGCATGCTCGAGCTCAACGCCAAGCGCTGAGCATCGAATCTGCAGCTCGGAGCCATCGCCCGGAGCGCCCCCCATGCGCAACCACCGACTGACCACCACCTGCATCCACTAACCCAACCCAACCGCCACGGAGGCAACCATGACTGACGAACTCGTCACTCGCCTCTCGGAACAGCGCGCGCGTACCTGGGAAGAAGCTAAGTCTCTTCTCGATCACGCAGCGTCCGAGAACCGTGACCTGTCCGGTGAAGAAGCCGAACAGTTCACCCGCATGAACGACGACATCGATGCACTCGATGCCCGTCGCAAGAACATCATCGACATCGAAGCACGCGAGCGTGCAATCGACGAATCACGCGCCGCTCTCGGCGTCCCGGCTGACTTCGGCACTCGTGCCGTTGCTCCTGCCGAGAAGTCAGACAGCGACATCCTTCGTGAACTCGCCACCGGCGAGCGTCGTTCGTTCACGTTTGAAAAGCGTGATGTCACCAAGGCAAGCACCGGCGCACCAGTGCCGACCTCGTTCTACGACCAGCTCGTCGAACAGCTCGTCGTCCAGGGCCCGATGCTTGACGGCAACGTCGTCACCATCCTCACCACGAACAGTGGCGAGAACCTGCAGATCCCGCGCACCGCTGGCTACACCGCCCCAGCAATCATCGGTGAAGGCACAGCAATCACGGAATCCGATCCGACGTTCGCAGCGTTTGTCACCCTTGGAAGTTACAAGTTCGCAGCTACCTTCCAGGTAAGTCGCGAAATGGTCGAAGACTCGGGCATCAATCTGCTCGACTTTGTCGCCCGTCAGGCTGCAACTGGCATGGGTACGGCGGTCAACGCTGCGCTCACCGTCGGCACCGGAGTGACCGGACCCAACGGTCTGATTACTGGTGCAGGCACTGGCGTCACTGGTGGCACCGGAGTTTCTGGTGTTCCGACCTACGAGAACCTCGTAGACCTCGTCTACTCGGTCAACTCTTCGTACCGCCGTCGCGGCGCTTCCTTCCAAATGCAAGCAAGCACCGTCGCTGCAGTTCGCAAGATCAAGGACGGCAACGGCAGCTACATCTGGCAGCCGTCGTTCCAGGCTGGTCAGCCAGACACTCTGCTTGGCTACGTCGTCAACGAAAACCCAGACGTCGTTGCCACAGGAACCGGCGCCAAATCAGTGGCGTTCGGTGACATGGCCTCTGGCTACTACGTACGCCAAGTGCGTGGGGTCGACTTCGCGAGGGACGACTCATATGCGTTCGCTCAGGATCTCATCACGTTCCGCGTCACATGGCGTGGAGACGGCGCGGTCGTCGATCAGAACGCAGTGAAGGTATTCCGAGGTGGCGCGTCCTGATCGGACGCCTCACTTCTTTCGGGCTTTGTCTGGTTGGTGGTGGCTCGTTGCCCGGCGAGCCACCACCGGCCAACCAGACAGCACACACGGGACACGGGCTAGGAGCATCTCATGGGCAAGAGACGGAGCAATTCACATGTGGGTGGTAATCCGCAACACAGAGGTCGAGTTACCTCCGTACCTGGCGCAGTACCTAGTCGAAGCGTCAGTGGCGACACCCGTGCAGGAATCTGCTGGCACTCAAACTTCGCAGGAGCAGGCACCGGCTACGGCGTCCAAACCGCGCAAGTCGCGCGCCAAATCAAAGCCACCGGCCGACCCATCACCCTCTCCAACAACTACGGCACCCAAGGCTTCATCACCGAATGGGAAGGCATCGAAGTCCTCCCGACCGGCTCCCACCCCTACTCAGCCGACATCGTCGGCGCGCATCTCAAATACTCCCAAGAACAAACCAGTCGACCCACAGCCCTAGTCACACTCTTCGACGCTTGGGTCTACAAGGCAGCAAACGTCAGCGACATCAAAGTCATCGCATCATGGGTGCCAATCGATCACACGCCCGCACCGCCAGACGTTCTCGAATGGTGCCGGCGAGACAATGTGCTGCCGATCGCTATGGCGCAGTTCGGCGCACGCATGCTCGAGGCTGCCGGCGTCGACCATCGCTACATTCCACACGGAGTCGACACCACAGTCTTCCGACCAGGCGCAACCGTTGACGGTGCGACAGGTCGCCAACTTCTCAAGATCCCCGACGACGCATTCGTGGTCGGAATCGTCGCTGCCAATAAGGGCATCGCACCGATGCGCAAAGCATGGGGCGAGAACCTGCTGGCGCTCGGCCAGTTCATGGCCAGCCATGACGACGTGTACGTCTACATGCACACCGAGAAACGTGGCGCACAAGGCGGCGTGGATCTCGTGCAACTCGCAGGCGCTTGCGGTATCCCTGAGAACCGAATCGTCTGGACAGATCAGTGGGCCTACTACGCAGGTCTGCCGCCATTCGTGCTGGCAGGTCTCATGGGTGCGATGGATGTCAACCTTGCTGCCTCTCGTGGCGAAGGGTTCGGCGTCCCAGTCATCGAAGCCGCCGCCTGTGGCGTGCCCTCGATCGTTTCCAACTTCACCGCTCAGCCTGAGCTTGTCGAAGGTCACGGCTACCTCGTCTCAGTGCAGCCCTACTGGGACGCACTGCAGACCTCATGGTTCGCCACACCGCTGGTGCATTCAGTGCTCGAGGAACTTGAGCACGCCTACGACACCGCCCGAGACGCAGACCGAAAGGCTGCTGCTCGAGCACACGCTGAGACCTACGACAACAAGATCGTCTTCGACAAGTATTGGCTGCCAGTGCTCGCCGAGATCGACGAACTGATTGCGGCATGATCGCTTGGGACCGGCTCGGCAAGCGGCACGAAGCATTCGCCACCATCGCCGAGCTGCTGGGCCAAGGCTGTCGCATCGTTGAGACCGGCACCGTCAGAGACCTAGGTAACTGGGAAGGCGACGGCCAGTCAACGATCGTCTGGGACCAACTCGCCACCGACCTCGGCGGCACCGTCACCACCATCGACATCAATCCACTCGGTGCCGAGCTTGTCGCCCAACTTGGACTGGAAGCAACGACCGCAATCGTCGGCGACTCACTCGATGTGATCCCAACGCTCAGCGGCCATTGCGACTTTCTCTACCTCGACTCTTTCGACGTCGACTTTGAGAACCCGCAGCCAGCAGCAGCTCATCACCTCAGCGAACTCATGGCAGCTCTCAACCTGCTGGCCCCTGGCTCGATCGTCGCAGTCGACGACAACGAAGACGACCAGGGCAAAGGCTCAGAGGTTGCGTGGTTTCTTGCCGAGCATGGCGCTAACGAAATCGTCCGCGGCTATGTCCGCGTCTGGAGAATCTAATGGCCATCACCAACGGCTACTGCACCCTCGCTGAGCTCAAGAGCGTGATGCGCATCAATGACACCGTCGACGACACCATGCTCGAGGCACGCATCACCGAAGCCTCGCGAGTTATCGACCAACACTGCGACCGTCGCTTCTATGCCGACGCCAACGCAACCGCTCGGCTCTATGTTCCACCGGTCGAAGATCTCGTCATGGTTGACGACATATCCACGACCACTGGCTTGGTCATCAAGACCGACTCGGCTGGAGACGGCACCTACGCCACAACGCTCACCGCTTCGCAGTATCAGCTCGAGCCAGTCAACAGTCTCGCCAAGGGCTCACCGATCACGTCGATTCGCTCGATCGGGTTCTACTTTCTCACCACCACCGCACCGGCTTACCTGCAGGTCACTGCCAAGTGGGGGTGGCCATCAGTACCTTCGCCAGTTACCTCGGCGTGCATCCTCCTAGCTGGTCGACTCGTCAAGCGTGGCGACTCGCTGCTCGGCGTCGCCGGCTTCGGCGATCTCGGAGCCATCACCGTGCGCGCTATCGATCCCGATGTCGAGCGCATGTTGCGCCCGTATCGCAATCCGGTCGTCGCCTAATGGCTGGCACCGCCTCATCACTTCAGACCGCACTCGGCGTTCGTCTCGCAACCATCTCAGGGCTGCGAGTCGCCGATCATCTGCCCGAACAAGTAAACCCGCCGATGGCAGTCATTCAGATGCAATCGGTGACCTACCACCGAGCGATGGCTGGCGGCCTTTCCGAATGGGAGTTCACCATCAGCCTCGTCGCCGGTCGCATGGGTGATCGAGTAGCTCAGCGCTACCTCGACGACTGGATGAGTTACGCCGGCGGTCAGTCAGTGCGCGCTGCAATCGAAGCCGACAAGACCCTTGCCGGTAACTGCTCAACGCTCAAGGTCGGCGACATGATCGCCGTCCGACCTCTTTCGCTTGGTGACGCTTCGTATCTCACCTGCGAGTTCAACGTCACCGTCCACGCATAGGAGTCCCCGTGAACACCTACAAGATCGTCGGCCCACTGAACGTGGTGGGCCACGAACCCGGCGAGATCGTCAGCGATGACGACCTCGAGGGTTGCGACATCGAGCACCTCATCGGTGCTGGTCATCTCGCAAGCACCAAGTCCAAGACCACCAAGGTCGAACCAGCAACATCTACCCAGGAGGACTAAGCCGTCATGGCCATCGTCATCACTAATGCCAACGTCTCCATCGGCGGCGTGGACCTCTCAAGCCACATCACCAAGGTGACACTCTCAACAACGCGCGCCGAGATCGAGACCACGACATTTGGCAACACTGCCGTGCGTCGCGTTGCCGGTCTCGCTGACTCGTCAGTAGCGATCGACTTCAACCAAGACTTCGCAGCTGCGTCAGTCGAAGCCACGCTTTACCCGCTGATCGGCAGCACCGCTGCGGTCATCGTCAAGCCCAACGGCACCGCCACTGGCACCGCCAATCCGTCTTACACCTTCTCGGCGCTTGTCACCGAATGGATGCCACTTGATGCGCAGGTCGGCGAACTCGCCTCGGCCTCAATCACCTGGCCAATCGACGGCACCATCGCCAAGGCGACGGCCTAGTCATGGCTGCTCTCATGCGTCTACGGGTTGTCCCTGCACAGGGCGAGCCGTATGAGATCCCTGTCACCCCCAAGGTCATCGTGGCTGCCGAGCGTCAGTTCGCTAAGCCGATGACTCAACTGTTCGGCCAGGACGCCTCCTACGAAGCGCTCTGCTGGGCAGCCTGGAAGGGTTCGCACGTTTCCGGTCTTGTCGTGAAACCATTCGATGAATGGCTTGACGACATTGACTCGATCGAAGCCGGCGACGAGCCGCGCGTCCCTTTAGAGAAAGCATGACGATGCTGGTGGCGCAGGTCTCTGTTGCCACCAGCATCGCACCCAACGATCTGCTCGACACTCCACCGGACGTGTTCTGGGCGATCGTTGCGGTACTGAAAGAACAATCTCGGAAGGGGTAGTCATGGCCAAGAAGGTCAAGGGCATGGCCACCGAAATCGAGAGCGGTGGACTCGAAACCACCGTTGTCTTGAACGGCTACAACGAGTTTAAGAAACAACTGAAACTCGCAGACGCTGATCTTCGCAAAGCGATGGACAAAGAGATAAAGAGCTTCATCACTCCTGTCTCGTCCCTGGCTAAGTCCTACGTCCCTTCCGTTGCGATGCGCAACTGGAAGAGCGGCGGCAACGGCAAGTGGAGTAGTCGACTCGGCTGGGATCAATCAGAGGTGCTCAAAGGCATCGTCGTCCGCCAAGGCGGAAGTCGAAGCAAAGGCTCAGCAACCTCGGCAGCCTGGCGAATCCAGAACAAGTCACCCGCCGGCGCTGTCTATGAACTCGCCGGCAAGAAATCCTCGGGCAGTGGCACTGCTGGCATCAGCTTCGTCAATGCCATCACGCTGCGTGGCGGCAAACCATCTCGCCTGATCTGGCGTGCATGGGATGCCAAAGGCGGCGAGCAAGCGATCACTCGGTCAGTGCTCGAGACGATCAACAAGTTTGAGAACGAGCTGCAACGAAAGCTCGACTAACGCAGGACTGAGGACGCTATGGCTGTCAATCTGAATGTCATCTCTCAGTTTGATGCGAAGGGCCTGAACCGGGCGCAGTCAGAACTAGACAAGCTGGCGAAGTCGACCTCGAGCATCTCAACGAAACTCTCAGGCGCAGCAAAGGT